CCACTACCAGTAACTTCCCCAGTGTGTGTAGCATTAGTAACTTTAGATGTGTTTGCGGAGACAGCCGCTTGGTCGTCATATGTGACCTTACCTGTATTGAGCGCAACTGCTACCTGATCGTCATATGAGACCTTAGCTGTGTTGGCGGTAACACTAGTATTATTACTGACTTCTACATCAAAGTCAGATATATCTGACGCCGTCAATACTCCAAATGCAGCGTATCTAGCATCATTATAAGTCCGATTACCGACACCATTACCATCTATGGGGTCTATTGTTGATGATAGCTCTCCTGTAGGCTTTACAGTGACACCAGCGCCGCCCACTTCCTTAACTGTGAATAGGTCAGCAGACTGAGATATAACCCCAATGATTCCAAGAGGCGCTACGGCTGATGCTGTTGGTTCAATTATTTGATTCTGATCAGGAGAGGTGACTATATTAGAGAAGCCAGCAGGGGGGTTACTGCCACTGTTAGAGAACTGATCGTCCTCAATATTAACCTGATCCCAAAACTCAATTGAGACACCGTTAGAGTCAATTACCTCAAAGAAGATGCGGCATGACCCATTGTCTGAATCTTCAAACTGAGTACCGTAATACCTTGTAATAGCTGCTGTAGGGCACTGGAGCTCTATAATGCCATTCACTGCATCAACTTCTGTTACTGTGCCTGCTACGCCCCTACCAGCCAATAGGAGAGGTGCGGCTATCTCATCGCCCTCTGCTGCTATGGACATGTTGAATGTAGGAAGGTTAGCTGCGGCTATATTGACTGTATCACCAGCGTTAGTCATGGATAGTCTAGCTATGAATGACTTACCCACTACTAGGCTTATGACGTTATTGCCATTGAAGAAGTCTTGAGAGGTCTTATTGGGATCAGGGAATATCTGATGTCTTGCAGGGTCTGTCACTTCTATGGTTGCCGCATACTTGGGTGCTAGATCATTGGTTGTTGCCATTGTGTAATCCTTTATTTTCTATAAGTGTACTTGATTATATATTGACTATAATGTAAGTCAAGACGAAACCTGCTATTAACTTGTTACTACGCTGGTATGAATGCGGGATACTCAAATTGGTCTTGAGGTAATGCACACATTGCTAAGTTTAGTCTATGATAGGACGTTTGACCTCTGTTTAATTTACTTTCGTTACGCCCAGCTCCACCATTGTGGGTCTCCTGCATAAGGGGCGGTATGAGAGTCTGTAACCCTGTCATATTGTTAGAGTCCAATATATCAGTAATCGAGCCTAAGCTAACTTTACATCTGTCACCTGCATAGCTCACTCCGAACTTTGGATTCTCTGCCCTATATGAGTGATAGGTATTCAAATCGGGTACGTACGTATCCTCTATTGGTTCAAATTCCGAGGGCCTGAACCCATTATATGTAGATGGACGTATGCCGGTCTTCTTATTAGAAATATTCAACTCATAAAATATAAACTCATCATCATTGGGGAAATCGTCATAATCTTGCCTGTCTGTGGTAGCATCTTCGTCTCCCGAAAATCTATCAACCAAGCACTGTATATCCATTTGCGCAGGAACCAGACAAAAAGGCTCCTCGGTTACCTTGGTAAAAAACGCATTAGCGCTACCTGTTTCAAAAGTGATATGTTCGGGGTTTTGAAATGGGCCATAACTTGTGCGATATATTGACTCTGTATCCAAGAAGCCCCTATAGAGGACTCTAGATCCATTGGGGCTACTAACGGCACTGGACTTCGCCGTACCTATAGCAGATGCTAATCCCGATGATAAGACTAAATCATCTTCAGCAACTAAGGCATTCCCTGTACTAGTGCCACCCACCACAAGATAAGGCTCAGTAGGGTTAGGATCAGGTGCCATTCGGATTGATAGCTTTCTATACTTTATAACTTCATTCAATAGCTTATATATGCCAGACCAGTAAGACGGCCTGTGACTAGCATAATAGCCATAACTGACGAATATCATCTCATAGACATCATCAGTTAATAGCTCTCTAAGCGCATCCTCATCCCATTCCTCAAGGTCGATGACACCCATACCCTCATCTAGATCATCATTAGTGGCTAGGCCGCTAGTATAGGTACTTAGCTGCAACCAAGTCTCCTCCTTATACCAAGTAGTATCATTATTAAAGAATGATAGAATGCCGCCATTAATGGCAGAGAATCTAAGCACTAGCTTACTTCTTGAGATCTGTGGGCCATCAAGTAATAAATCTTCATATGCAGCGGCTCTAGTTGCCCCCTCAATAAAGTCGGCACGCTCCTGTATTGCCTTAATGAATACATTTAAGAACTTCCAACTAATATGTAAACGATCAGGAACTTCATTCATATCAGCAATGCCTAATTCATCCCATGCCATAATTATGCCCCCCCTTCTTCTGGTAATGCTACAAGGTTCATCGTAGTCTCAATTGGGAAGCAATCGAACTTAATAGCCTCATTGGTTGTATTAGGGTACACTATTGCCATTATAGACGCCCCGATAGCTACAGGATCTGTAGTAGAATAAGTCAAGTGCAGTATCCCCTTAGATGGATCAACTGTTCCTATCAATAGCGGGTTACCTACCGTAACATCAACATTATACTTAGAACCACCATTATCAGCTGTAATTGTACAGAGATATATATTAGTGCTGACCTCACCTGCTGGCTGTATAGACCAAACCTCCTGAAATTCAAAATCACCAGAGTCATTCTTTACCTTAAGAGTGGTTTTATAGGCGCTAAACGTCTTATCTTTGAAGTCCGCTTCATTTGCCGTAGGGTCAGATGAGTCAAACTCAATATTTACGCCGTAGAGATTATCTAAATCAAACCGATCAATTGTATCTAGCTTATTAGAAATAGTAGAGTCAAAGTTGAGTCTACCGAGGCTACCACCAGAGTCATCAGCAGCGAGCACTTGACGTCCCACAAACTGTATAGTGGAGTTCTCTGTATACGATCCTGACTCGGGGGAGGAGACTATGGATGATATCTCTACCTGTATAATCTCCTGATTGGAGTCACTATAGTGATTATACTTAGAATTGCTAGAGCCACTTACTGAGCCTCCAACAGCTCTCTGTAGTTCCTCGAACTTCTTTATGAATCTACCATCAACCCAGTAATTACTCATGACTCTCCTCCTCTTATGATGCTATACTATTATGTGAGCTTCTTTGATACTGCTTATACCTAAGGAATACTCCTTTACTGCTTGAGATGCTGCTGATCAATGGGAGACTGCCACCACTCGATGGTGAGTTGAAGCCGCCAGTAGCCTTCTCTAATCTAATGCCATCACCATTAAGTAACTGAGGTGATGAGAGCCTAGTACCAAACTTATCATTAATCGTCCACTTGGCTCCGTTGCTATCTCTCTGCTGGGTTCCTATATCGAGTATTACTCCATCCCAACCTATATCACCAGAGCCAGTATTGACTAGTATATCCCATGCAGCCGTTACTTGCCAGTAATGGATATCTTGACCGTTAACTACAGCCTTCAGCTTAGAGCCACCATAGGCTTTCATTAGTGCTGCCTCGCCCTCTATGTTAGTTCCAAATATAGTAAAGGCACCGCTGTTAACCGTATTCACTAGCCTAGAAGCCTTATTAGGCTCATAGCCGCCTATCTTCTTATTGAATGTACATGTTACTGTCATTAAGGCAGCTGGCCTTGTTATAGCTGTATCAAACGGATCACCAGCACTGTTAACGATTGCCTTGCCATCAAAGTCAGTTGCTATGACCTGATTAAGTGTCCCGCTACCCCATACAACACTCGGAGTCTCATTCCAAGGATAATCTTGCCAAACGTTTTTATCTGAATCAGAGTCACTGCTGGTCTTCTCAGAGAAGGTTACTGTAACCTCCCATATGGTGTTCTGTTTCTCATATTGCTTGACTGATACGCCTGATACTATTGGATCTGAGATGGCTGGCACATCACCATCAAAGTTATTACCCTGAGTAGGTACTTTTAGACCAGAGTTGGGGTCTATAGCCACCTTAGCTAGGTTAATGAACGTTGAATACTTCTCATTAGCCACATACTCGTCAAAGTACACTAGGAAGGTTCTCCTACCAGCTAATGTTACTGTATTCAGTACAGCCTCTCTTGATTCTGTTACTTTAGTTACTGTAGCCATATTGTTATCCCGAGTAGGTTCCTTTTGCTAAGTTCTTGACTGATTCATTTAATTCTCTAACTAAGTCAGCAGCTTCATCTCTCTGCTTTCTGGCTTCTTCAATAGCTTTCTTTCTAAGCTGAGCCTCTAGTGTATCTTTCTGATTCTGTGCTGCAATATTAGACGCAAAGGCAATACCTTCAGCTTGGCTTGCTATTGCTGCCGTATTGGCCTCTGGAGTTGCAACCTTCTCTTGTAGCTCAGTTAGCTTATCGTTAGCCTTATCTAGGTCTGCAAATGCGTCATCTCTATCTGCTCTAACAGACTCAGTGATCTCTTTGATCTCTATGTCACTTAAGCCCTCTAGAGCCGCTACAATGGCCTCAAAGTCATCTACCATCTTACTTAGGTCACTCTGTGCTGTGCCTATCTCTCTAGACGCAGTAAACGCCTTGTTAAACTCAGCTCCAGCCTCTGCTAAGCTTTCTCTTAGGCTAATTGCAGAGTTCTCAAGTTGTCTATCTACATCACTTAGGCCTGCCAGCGTAAGGTCTTCATTCGCTATGTTAAGTAACTCCCTAAAGGCCGCTGAACTCTTCTTTATTACCTCTACGTTATCCTCATAATTGTTCTTCTGTCTTTTGCTATCAACAAAAACCTTGTCTTGTATTGCAGCTAATTTTATAGCTTCATCTGTTAGGCTAGCAGCTAAGACTATCTCAGCCTTCTTATCCTTCTCCCTCTTCTTCCAAGCATCAACAGCTAACTTGTCTAAGAAGGTCTGCTGTTCAATCTGAGTCTCTAGCTCAATAGTTAACGCCTCATTGACGTCTAAGAGGTTAGTTATACCTTCTATAGCACCGCCAAAGACAGCCTCACCGACAATCTCAAGGTCTTTAGATATACCGGCGACTTTACCAGCAACACGGTCGAATGCAGCGGCCAATGGTACTACAGCTAAGCTTCTTATATCAGACAGTATACCGAACCATTTACGGCTCTCTTCACCAAGGAGCTTAATACCCTCTAGGCTGCCTTCTGATGCGTCGGCAGTGCCGTTAAACTCTTCAGTGACCTTAATTAGTGTATTTAAGTAGTCCTTGGATGAGTCAGCAACCTCTTGACCAAATGCACTAGCTACTTGATCTGTAGCCTCTGCTAGTCTCTTCTGTAAGTTCTTTAGCGTCTCTGCCTGTATGGCTGACTGATCCATAAGGGCATTAGTTTGCTTGATACTACTTGATGCCAAATCCATAGACTTAGCTAGGCTGCCTGAGTTGGCCGCTAGCGTACTAAATACGGCTGTAGCTCTGACACCCTTAATACTTAGTAGATCTAATACTCTAGATGAGTCAGCGCCGGCTTTAGCTAGCTCTATGACTGCCTCTGCTGGGTTAGCCTCAACCATCTCTGTGAAGGCCTTCTGAGTTAGTCCAGCCTCTTTCGCTAGATCCCTAATTGCTGGCCCACCATCTACTGCTGCGTCCTTAAGAGAAGCAGCTAGGCGCTGCATTGCACTACCACCTCGCTCTGCACTGATACCCATAGAGTCTAGTGCTGTACCTAAGCCAAGAGCAAAGTCAGTACCTACATTAAATTGAGCTAAGTCTGTTGCTATTCTTGCTGTGGTTCTAGCTATCTGAGCTTCTGATGTAGCAAAGTTATTACCAAGCTCGACTATGGCATTGGACATGTTAGCGAATGAACTGCCTTCGCCGTCTGTCAACTCATTCACACGGGCTAGGTCCTTAACCATCTTAGCGGTTACATTGCCAGTAACAGCACCTAGTAAGGTCATTGACTCAGTGAAGTCTTTAAGTTCCTCTACGCCTCTTATACCGAATCTAGCGCCTTGCTCTGCAAATTCAGCTATGACAGCCGTACTAATACCAGTCTGTACTGCCAAGGCTCTAAAGGACTCCTCTAGGACGCCTATCTGCTCGCTATTAACACCAGCTATACGACCAATGGCTACCAGCTTATCTTCGAAGTCTGCGTATGCTCCTGTTGCTTTCTCTATTACTTTGTTTAGGAATATAACACCTGTCACGAAGGTAGCTAAGCCGACTCCAGCCTGCTTGAATGCTAGCTTAAGTTTCTTCATTGCGTCATCAGTATTCTTAGATTCCTTATCGAGCTTCTTAAGGGACGTACCAGCCTTCTTAATAGCCTTAATAAAACCTTTGGTGTCTGGTGTCTTAATTCCTAATTCAAGCTTCCAAGCCATCGTATTACCTCTTATCGTAGACTTCTTTATGTTGTTTCAGCATGACTGCAAATGCCTCACGCTGATCTTCGCTTAGGTCATCTTCCTCTAAGCCCTCTAACTCTCTATTGATAGCTATTATATCCTTAGCTGTGGTATCGAACTGGAATAGCTCCTTGTCTGTCTCTGCACTACTAGTCATGCAGCCCATCTGAAAATGTCTCTTATGTTCTTGCTTTGGCCCCCAAGGGCAACGCTGCCATCTAAGGTGCCATTCTACTATGTCTCTATTAGGCCAACTCCTGATCTCCTCTAATGACTTCCCTAGTCCAAGTGCTAGGTCAAATCTGAAATCATAATAAGGATCGTTGACTAACTCTGCTTTTTTCTGATGGTGAAGTCCTCACCTATACCAGCTAACTGATGTGCTGGCATCCATAGCTTCATGCGTATCTTAAAGCCTAGTCTCTTAAGGAATGGTATATCATCCTTATTAAAGAGTCTATTGCCGTCTGAGTCCTTGTAGCACACTAGGATTAATGCGTAGTCCTTAAGCTCATCATCTTTATGCATCTCTAAGAGTTCAGCTCTATCGCCATCTAGCATTGGGTAACAGTTAGCTACCATGCCTTCTTCAATCTCATCAAGCTTAACCTCTATACTGAACTCATCAAATGCCTTGTCTTTAGCTAGATCTAGCTTCTCTCTGAATGATAACTCATTAGTTTCCTTCTTGACTTTCTTAGGTCTATGGTTGGCCATATTAATCTCCTTATTAGTTTACACCAAAAAAGGCGGTAACAAATTAATGTTACCGCCTGAATGTTAGACTAGAGTAAAGCCAACAGCTTCACCAGTTAGATAATTAGCTGAGATCTCTTCAGCCCAAGAAGTATAACCAGCGACTGAGACAGTTAGTGACTTAACACCTGCACCACCACCACCATCAGCTACAGCCTTGATGTACTTACCATCAATGTAGAAGTCAGCAATGTCTGTACCAGCTAAGTCAAAGAAGATATCAGGGCCATGTGTTACGCCAACTGAACTAAGTGTAGCAACGATGTCATCAGCTAGGATAGCAGATGAGGTAAGCTGAACACCAGCCACTGATGTAGATACTGGGTTATTGCCAGATACGACTTTCTGAATTTCAATCTCAGCGTTAGTATTACCGCCTGCAACTACGAAGTCAGCTTTCATTGTATCACCAACGTCTAGACCGATTGTACCTAGACCAATATTACCAGAAGGTAGACGAATATAACCAGCCTCTTCAACGATACCTTGCGCGGCTGAAGTCTTAGGCATCATGATATAAATATCACGCTCTTGAGATACACCAGCAGTAGTCATGAGCTCGACTAGAGCTTTAAGTCTCATGTCGAAATAGAACTGACCATTAACCTCTAGAGGATCGGCTAACTCATCAGCTTTAGAAGCTCTGAAGTTAGTAGTCTGTGCGTGAGTTACATCCAAGACGCTACGTGTGAAACTTACTGCGGTAGGCAACCAAGCTGCTCTAAACTGCTGACCATCGATGACCAATGCTGCGCCTAGACCTTGCTTAGCTCCACCTGAAATGTTATTCTGTGCCATGTGTACGGGTTCCTTTATTATATTGAAATGTAATGTTAACGTTTGTTACGAAGTTAGAGCCATCTGGCCCTATATCGCGTGATGCAATGTTAGTGATCTCCATAACATTGTCGGGCCACTTCTGTAATAAGAAGCCGTCACTTGACTCTAAGTAGTCTGAGATATCTAGACTCTCATTAGTGCCCTCGCCTATAGGTATATATATCTTAACCACCGCTATGCCGACTTGCCGGAAGACAGTTGGTGATATCAGATCGCTTGTACCTGAGGAAGTTATATTGAATGTAAGATAGGTGCCCAAATCAGAAGGACGCTTTCTCACTACATTATCGTAAAAGCATTGTATTGAAGCTGAGTTATCGGTGTTATAGGCAGTTAGCGTACTGTCCATTCTCACCCTAAGGGCTGCATATGCTTCCTTGCGTGTTACTGTGGCTAACATATTAGCCTCCTTTGACTGTGAGAGTTACCCCCATTTTGTTGCACTCTTGGATTAACTGAGCTATAGAAGTTTCTACAAAAGCGGCTGCCTCTGCACCTCCTGTACCATAGTTGACGAAGGCTGCGTATTCAATCGCATTACGTATATCGACCTCTATCCTGCTCTCTGCATGTGCTAGGATTGTGCCCACCTCCTGAGGATATGTAAATGACTGCTTATTCTTTCTGCTATGAACCTCTCTGCGGCCAGCAGTCCAACCACCATTCAGGAGGCCAGTATCTTTGTTGGTATCTAGGTTCAATAATTCTAGCAATCTTCTCGATACTTGGGCATGTATATCAGCGACAGGGCCAGCTATAATCTGATCAAAATCTCTAGTGTCACCATCCTTAACGCTTCTCTTAAGGTCTCTATATAGCTTATTGCCAGCCTTGTTCTTGACCTTGGCTGGAACCTTACCTAGAGCCTGATCTGTTAGCTTCTTAAATTCCTTCTGTAGCAGCTGCTGTATATTATTAGGCATTGACACCTCTTGCGCAGTTCATCTCATAGGCGGCTATATCCTCACCACTGTATAGACTATTGACGCTCTTGATGGTTGATCTAAGGCCACTGATTAATACCTCATCACCAGCCTTAGGTGTTATAGCTATAGTTCCAGCCACATATACTAACGAATCACTTGATAGTATTGTAGTGCCATCGACCTCAGAGCCTTGATGTGCTAGTGGAGGTGACAACCTAGCCGATGTAGTGACCTCTGTTGCAACTAAAGTGCCAAGAGCAGGATCAAACACCCCTGCTGCCCTAGTGACCAATGAGCCATCAACACCTGACTTAGTTAGTATCTTAAGAACTACAGCAGCAAACTTAATATCATTTGAATTAGACATGTATTAGCTCCTCTGTATATCTCTGCCAGTTATTAATGACTTGAGCATGTTATCTACCTGAATGAATGAAGTCTGAGTACTACCGCCAGCCCCTTGGAAGTATTCAACGGATGAGCTAAGTGAGCCTAGACCATCAGCAGTCTTCTTTATCTGTGCCCCAGTTGATGAGGATGATTCTGTATTAGTATATAGTGGAAGGTCTATAGACTCCATAGAGAGCTGCGCTGTAGCCCTCTTGAGCAACTCAGGGATCTCATCACTAGCATACTTAAGCTCAGTCACTCTAGGCCACTGTAGAGGCTGTGTGTAGTCCGTCTGACAGCCTACGAAGCTATAGTTATTATCTAAGTACTCTGTAGTTAGTCTTAGCTGCACTTCCTTCTGTAGGGTAGTTAGGGCCAGCCATGCCTTGTCAGCCCCCCTTAGGGCTAATAGTGTATCAGCCTCATCTACAGAGCAATAGCTCTCAAAGTCTACACTTGTTGGATCTGAATCTAGTGCCATACGTTACTCCTTCTTATTCTTTAATGACTCAATGACTATAAGTAGTTTATTCATGGCTTTTGTATTATCCTTTACTACAGATAAGATTTCTCTTTGCCCACTCTCCACATGCGTGAGGCGTAAATCTCTAACATCATTCTTAGCATTCGCATCAAACACCCATATGTATAGCCCTATTATTGCGGCTGAGATTGTACCTTTAATAATTCCATCAAATTCTTTCATTGTCATGCATATCCTTAATCCCTAAGTTAAAGGGTGCGCCCAACACCCCAATCATTATTACTTAAATATCCATACAAACGAATTCAGCCTGCAATGGATCACTCAAATCAGTCGCGCCTTCTTGAACAATTAGGGCCGCTGTGAAGCTACCATTATTTGCCACAATTGGATCAATAGCGGGTTCCTCTATCTGTATAGCAGCTTTAGCATCTGCTATAGTCTGATATTCGGCTTGCCCATAAGTGACTGTAACCCCGCTAGACTGTGGAAACCAATAAAAACGCTGGATAGTAAATCTATTATTAGTTACTGCGTTTAATGTGCCTGTGCCATCATCATAGAAACTAGGATCAATTGCGTTACTAGGGAATACAAAAGTGAAGCCACCAGCACCATTACGGTAATTGTATGAGAAGTTGGAAACCCCTGTAATAGCTGAATCTGTTTGTACTGTTGGATTTTGAGGATCATTAGATCTATTAATAAATGGGAGAGCTGTCTGCCCCGCATCTTTATCAAAAGTTAAGTTTGTACCGTTTGGGGCAAAACAATTACCTTTATTTAGTGGTCCTAAGAATCTTACATAGTCATATAGTGCTGCAGCAACTTCATATGCAGGATTACTTCCTGAACTAACTGAGTCGATCTGAACCCCTGACTGATGGACAATAGATTGTAGATAAATTCTCAACCTAAAGTCGGCACCATCTGGAACCACACCTGAATCTTTCACTAATGTTCCAGTCGCATCAAAATACAAAGCTGTAAATTGACTCGCTAGACTAGGAACTGTTTGAGCAACTAATGCATCCCAAGATATAAACTTACGTTGAGGCGCAGCAGGCCCTGTCCAATCTATAATCAATCCTGTGCCTGCAGACACATCAAAGAGCGCGGGGTTAACATTGACCGTCACTACCCCGCCAGTCAATATCCCTGTAGATACTGCGCTACACACAAGGGCTCTGGCTTGAGCCCCTTCATCTGCGATATCATTAACCATACCAATTTGATTAACAATAGCGTTGCCTGCCATGTCAATAGTGCCAGCCTTAATGTATCCTTCGTCATTCACTAGCTCAGATACATTATCACCAGCGATTATACCTGTAGTAATGTATCCAGCATTATTAATTAAAGAACTAATAGTATCCCCGACTTGTAGAGCTGTATCAGCCTTTAGAAGCCTTGGTTCTGCGTCAGTTGCATTAGCGTTTGATATAATGAGTGCGTCCCTAAGCTTATCACCAGTCCCATCATTCGCTGCTGCTCCTACATTTATTTGTTGTTGTGCCATTATTTAAAGCCCCGTTTGATCTGCTGTAATTATATCTGAATCTACTGTTATTGTGTCACTATCTACGGTAAGAGGATCTGCATCCGCTAGTTCAACTTCATGAGGAACAAATATAGAAGAGTTTTGAACTCCTTTATTTATTATGTCTAATGCCGCCATTATCTCAGTAAAGTCACAGTCACCGCTACCGTCACCAGATAGCACCCTTACGCCCGCCTGTGACGTATTATTCTGCGCATCTACCAAAGGATTGGCAGCGAAGATAGCAACGCCATTTACGTCACTAACTACGTTACCTCCACTAACAGTAAATAGACCGCTATTCTTTAATGTTAATATCTTCCAGTTATTTCGTAATATGACATTCAGACCTGTCTCTGACTCAGCATCAAGCGTAACTTTGCCCGATGTATTGATTATTTGCTGGAAGACTATGCCCTCCTCCGAGGCTTCTATCTCTCTAGCTGCCTCCTGAAGAGAATCAGCATCTAGCTTCTCAGTAAGTGCGTCAATAGAGAGAACTTCAGTGGCAAAGTTAAATGCAAATCCTATTCCACTTACTGTTATTGTATGGCTCATAATTACACATCGCTTGTCCTAATAGTTGAAACACCTCCTCCTGCACTACCGAATGTTGCGGGTGTCTTGAATGGAACTATCTTAATAACTCCAGTACCATTACGAACCTTAACCACTAATGCTCTATCTGTATCGTAAACCATTGTAACAGATGATTCGATTCCACTCGCAGTAGCATCTATATATGCTATAAAGACATTATTAGTCGAGGTAGCATTATCAGAACTAAAATCACTTGCGTCGATGGTAAATGTAGTGCCTGTATAGCTCGTGTAAGTGATTAACTTATAAATACCACTGTCAGTCTCCACTCTGATAGTACCTGCACTAGGAGTATCAGAAGGTATTGTAGCAGTGACTACCACTGATGTTTCAGCTGCACCTGTTAAGGTAGTATTTAACGTTAGCTGATCGTACTCAATTTCATCAGCACCATCATTAGGGCCGACTAACACTCTATCTTCACCGCTCACTAGATTAGCAACTGTGAAGGTTTGGTTATTAGGAGGTGTTTGCTGTGCGTTAGTCAAGTCAAATAATGTATCACTAGCTCCTATATCTGCAGCCTCAATACCAATACCATACGCACCGATAATATTAGAGCCTGTACTTGTACCTAAGAAAGCTGTTGAGATCGTCCTAGGCGTAACTGATCCATTAACATCACAAGTAGCACTAGATGTACCGCCAGTAATAGCAAGTCCATCTGTAGGAGCAATGCCAGTCAATAACTGAATGTACATATTGCCTGTAGCGCCATCATCATCTAAGCCTAATAGAAGCCCTGTGCCTGCAGTAACGCCCGTGCCCCAAGATAATACCTCATCCTCAACGAAAGGCCCTGTAGCCTCATTATCGTAAGCGAAGTTATGTGTTACACCTCTAAATAGCTCGCCATTGATACCATGAATAGTCTGTGCTGTGCCTCTACGCTGAATCCACTTAGTACGCTCATATAGATCATTGAGAGACTGAATGCCCTTATTCCATTGTGAGTAATAAGGCCTAGATCCATTGCCGTTATCAAGATCAATTAACTGATAGCCCTCTGCATTGGTAATCGTAGACCACCCTGAGATAGTTCCTGCAGTTGTCTGGTTATTTAGATCAGATACTGTTGATATAGCGGCTACAGCTTGACCTTCACCGAGTGTTACAGCAAACTCTGCATAAGTATCGCCAAGCTCTCTAGCCTGTACCCTAATGCGCTTGCCGTCAATGTCAGCCCCGCCAGTCCTAGACTTAATCATAATACGAAGCAATGAGCCATCGCCTGTATTAAGTCCAGTTCCCCAGTAGTTGGTTAACAAAACGCCGTTCTGAACGATCTGCAATTCAGTAGAGCCACTATTCACTGAGCCAATCACCTGTAAGCCAGAGTAGATTACATTGCCGCCATCCTGAGTTATACTACCGTCAAATATATGCTCCGCTGCCGTATCATCAATATTGTATGGAGCGTTCAAGCTAATAATCTGGCTAGTACTTTTATTAGATGGATTGACATTGGTGATATCTAGCAGGTCATCGCCTGAAGCTGAGGCATCATCTGCCAAGTCCTGCAAGAACCTGTGAACCTCGAAAACCGTATAATTCGCCGATGCACCTGTATACCTAATATCCCCATTTACTGCTACTGAGAAATCATCTTCTATTGCCATGTCTTATATTCCTGTTTTAATCATCGCTGATCATTGTTACTGTTAAGTCCAAACCTGCACTGGTGATAGTACCTGATATGATCCCTGTAATATAATAGGGCGCTGTAGTACCCTTCCTGACTCTGCTATTCTGTAGAGGCTGATCGCCTTGGTAATCGAAAGCAGGGTTCTCTACAAAGCCACTTGCATTAGTGAGCGCATTCGCTAGAACCGTACCCTGTGCTATTGGCCCACCTGAACCCGCTTCGACATATACGCGAGCGCCTTCAATTGGAGCACCTAGAGCGTCAACAGCCGTAACCTTGATTGATACCAAGTTCTGTATGGTTATGTTACTGGGAGAGCCATTAGAGGCGATTGTAGCCCCGTTAATCAAGTCTAGGACTATTCCACTGACTGAGCCAGTTACGTTCGCTATAGAGCCTCCATCAATTATGTAAGAGCCGGTCGTATTGAAGTCCATTGTATTGCCGCTAGTCACAGTCACGTCTGTAATAGTACTTGGCCCACTAAAGTAATTAACGTCATCATCAAAGGTACCGCCATTAAGTAGAGCTCCATTCACTACTGTAAATGAACCAATTATACTTGGTATGCCTCCAGTAAATACAGCCGCCTTAGCCGTTATATCTGTAGAGTTTGCGACATATACTGAACCCGCAGTAGCATCAAGAGTTAAATTGATCGTACTTAGATCTAACTGCTTACCAACTCTTTTAACGAGTGCGTAACCGTCATTGTCACGCCATTCTATTTTATGTCTATCGTATAACTTAAGGGGATCACCTAGATCAGTGTAGGCCAAAACCGTAGCAGTGTTTGTCTCTGTGATGTTTAGATCATTATTCATTGTAAAGATTAGAGGTACATCGGTAGAGTAGTCGGAGCTAATAGAACCTTGCTCACCCAATAAATAATCATCTCCAACTATGAATCCTGCTGGGGCTTCGTGCAGGTACGATCTTATTTCAATCTGATTAACTACAGGGACTATACTATAGCTATTCCCACCATTGGTAAAATCTGACCCAGACTGATCACTAAAGTTCTCAAACAGAAACAAAGCGTCTCGAACCTGATTAGCGCCAGTAGTTTCGAACCGGCTGTCATAAGTGCCAACCGTAAGCCCGCTACTATTCGTTGTGTACCTTCCAAGCTCAGTCATTGAACCCGATTTATCAGAAGAGTTAATAATTAAAATATCTTCTACAGGTGTCGCCAAGTCTCTATCCTGAAATAGCCAGCTTGCGCTGCATCCGTCATAATATTTATTGCCAACTTCTTGATGTTGAACCTTTGTATTATCGAATAATGTGATATTCCAAAAATTACAAGCGAGAACGCCACCATTACCCGTCGCCATTGTTAAGTTGTTTCCACCTGTTGAGAGGTCTATATAACTAAAATCTAAACGAGGGACAAGGAAGTTAGTCATAGCTGAATTCACAAGCTTAATATTTGAGGCTTCTGAAGGTTGACCATTTACTTCCCAGTTTGAATTTTCTAGGTGCATATTATTTAAGTTGGCGCCCTCTTGTGTATAAGTGAGCATTGTTGAGCCCGCGTTAAATATCCTTGTATTTATACAATCAGATAAGAAAATAGCGGCGATTGATGAGCCATTGAAGACCACTTGGCAATCCTCAAAGTTTACCTGACTTGTCGTAGAGAAGCGATTGCCGTCGCTACCATTATAACTGATAGACGCATCTTGGATATTAAACCATTGAGCCGCAGGTACTGGATCTTTTATGAAGATATTGCATCTTAAGAAGTTAATTGCAATTGAACTCGCAGGGACGACTTGAATCGTTCCCGTGCTAAAGATCTTAATCTGCTCATCTGTAGCACTACCATTTGCAGTTAATTTATTCGTAACTGTATACTCTTGAGTTCCATTAACAGTCGTAAAAGTACCCATATTAGTCATTGTCATTAGATACTTACTCCTCTAGTTGCAATAACTCCACTCAACGCAGGATCATCATATGTTGAATAGAATATATCTAGGTTTGGATCATACGCAGCTGGTACGAACCTATAATAAGTAGTTAAGCCATATACATAGATAAAGACTTTACCGTCACCACCTGAGTAGGTAGTCTCTACTGGTATCTCAGTCCACTGTATAACTAGCTTCCTCCATGTGAATCCTGCTGCTGGATCAGTGCTAGCGCCTGTGACCACTTCAGTGACATGATCTGATGAACTAACTACAGTCAAGACAGAAGGCTCTGTAACCGTCTCTATGAGCGTATCATTGCCTGCCACCTCAACTACATTAACCTCAGTGGCTATTGTATTAACCGATGACTCAGTAGCCACAACGACTACATTGCCTTCGCCTTCAATCGTTATGGCCATAGTTAAAATCCTGTGCTATAAAATTCTATCGTACCATTAATGAACATCTTCTTAAATCCACTAGCAGAAGTCTGCATTATCTCAAAAGGAAACACACCAGCACCAACAGTCGTAGAAGCATCATCAGGTATCTGAAGGAATATCTCACCATTCGTAGGCGTTGGTATGTATATGCCTATAAGCAATATTGCACCTACATGATCCAGTGTAAGTAACACAGAGCCCCCTTTAGTGTCCTTAATCACCATTTGGTAAGTGATACCCGTTATATCAATCGGATCACCTGTAGAGAGTTCTGTCTGCCTGATAGGTCTATTCCAGTCTGATCCTACATCTACTTGTGTACATTTATCAGGATCATCTGTCTTTATGAAGTGCACTTCATTACAACTGCTCATTATTACCTCCTTCGATATACGCCTGAACTGCATTAGGCCTACTTCTTCGATGTGCCATCGGCAGACTCCTTAAATTCCTCCTTAACTACAGCTTTCTTTGGCTGCTTACTTAATTGATATTTAACTACAGCATCAAATAGAGCATCTTCAGCATCACTACCGACATCTCTGAGCATATCCTTAGCAGCTTGAGTCACAATATCCACCATCTGCTTAACAGCGTAATGTTTATTCAATCGCTTAGCTCTATAGGCTTCATTAGCCTTCTTACGCTTGGCTAGATCTGCTGCCTTTACTTTAGCGTCTGCCGCTGCTTTCTCATCTAGCTTCTTCTGTAGTTTAGAAACGATCTTAGCTTGCTCGTCTTTAGCTTCTTGCAATAATTGAATATCTGTTGGCTTCTTGCTCATGAAGTATCTCCTAGTTAGTTTACACCAAAAAAGGCCGCCCAAATTAATGGACGACCTATAGTATTAGTCTACACTGCGTTAGTGTAAAGAACTGCGATTGCTACCTGCTTACGGCTTGCAACTTTACGATCCCAGTTAGCTGCTGTTGCATAATCAGCATCAGAAGGAAGGTCGTAATTAGTTGAATCAAGCAAATCAAAGCCCTGAGGGTGACATAGGAAGCGAGAGCGTGAGACTAGGAAGTCTGAACCTGTACCATTACCAGA